GATTTTTCTAGGGCTGCTAACATCGCCTTTTTTAGTGTAACATTTTGCTTATTTGCCATAGGTCAAAATTAGGCAAAAAAAAAGGGGCTTTCAAAACCCCTTAAAAATTTACTTTAATTAGTAAGAATTATGTATTCGTTCAGACTGTTCGTCAAGCCATTCGAAGTACAAGTCAATATCATCAAATTCTAGTTCCTCGCAAGTTATAGGGTGAAAGGCAAAAACAACAACATCGTTTTCTTCTGTTCTACCCTCGAATATAGCTATTGAATATCCGCCGTCATAAGCAATATAAACGTAACCACTTCTTGAGTTATAACCAACCTCCATAATATCATCTTGGTAAGTTCCAAATAATTGAGCGTAATCATAAAGGCTTACTAAAGACCTTAACTGGTTTGGGGTAAATTCTTCTACTCTTTTAATGAAATCCATAATAAATTGTTTTTAGTTTTAGTTATTATTTACGTTTTGCGCAAAGTGGGTATAAACGAGTGTAATAGTGTGTACCCTTCTTAATACGCTTTTTATTAGAAAATACAATATCTTCTTCTGCTACTGCATCTATTCTACCATAGTACCCTACTTCTTCTCTGTCAGGTTCAGAAATATTGATTGAGCCAACGTATTTATTGTCAACCATATACTCAACAAAGTAACCGATATTTTTAAAAGCATTTCTCATTTTAGTTGTTTTTAGATACAGCTAAAATAAAAATTTTTTTTTAATTACAAAAATTAAATTCCTACAAATGCTTTTAATGGGTAGAAAATTAATGAATTACGATAACCACCTTCAACCGTTGGTAATATTGGTGTTACCCCGTGTACATTTCGCCAAGCTGGGTAAACTAACATAGAGTTATCTGCTTGTTCAAAAGTTGCTCCGTAATCAGGAACGTTTAAGCTACCTCCTTTTGAATTATTACGTTTGGTAAGTATTACGTTTACCGCTCCTTCAATGTTTCCTGTATCACGATGAAAAGGTGCAGCTATGTTAAAGTTTGAAATACTGGAGGTAAAAAGGTTTCCAAAACGCCATTTTTTTGGCACTTCTTGAAACAATCTTTCTTGTTGTTCGTATATGTTTGGTGCTATTTCTTTTATAATCTTTTCGCTTTCAAGGGCGGTCGCCAACATTACCTTAATAAATGTTGCTGCTTTTTTGTTTTTGTGTACTGATGAAATAGTAGGGTAAGGTCTGCGCATCATTGGTCTTGGTGCTACGGAACCTAAAATCGTAGAGTATTGTTCTACAAGGTTTTCTTCCCCTCGCTTACCATACTTCTCGTAACCGTCCATAACGGCTGCTGAACGAGTCATTAAGGACTTAGGAACGTTGTCGCTACGAAACTCTTTATTTGCTAAAGCCAAAAGGGCAGTTAATTTTTCGCTATACTTTGATAAATTTGAAATATAAAATCCGATTATTTCGCCTTCCGATTCTAATAAACAATCTTCGGTTACCGTAGGTGTTTTGTAATCACATTGGTCGCCTATTTTTACGTTGTGCTGTTTCTGTTCTAATTTTATTGTTTTCATACAACCTTTTTGTTTAGTGACAAAGCATAACCTTTTATGTCAATTTTTGCGTCTATTCTGTTCTTTTTGTTTACCAATTTAGCGTATGGGTGCCAAGACTTTACTATATTTTTTGCCCATTCTATATCTTTTTTGTTTTGATAAAGTTCTTGCAACCCACCTTTATTACTTCCAACGTTAGGGCAAGAAAACCAAAAATGATTGAACCGTAACACACCATTTCCTTTGGTTATTGTTTGTAACTGAAAATCCCTATCTTCTTTTGTGTTATCGTTGTATTTCCAATCGATTTTAGAAACATTCATAAGAACGCAAACCTCTGCGAATTTACGATTTATTGAATATGCGTTTTTTTCATGCCAAGCATGTTGAACATAATTAATCCCTACGAGTTCAAAAGGTAATTTTTCCGCATACTTTAAAACATCGAACCAAATAGAAGCATCTTTTCTTTTAGTTTTACCATCATAAACGCCAAAAGAATCAACGTCATCATCGCTAAAAATTACCCATTCGTAATTATTTTTTTTAGCATAATTCAACATATAATTACGAACAAAAGTTATCCCTTTATTGTTTTCACCAATGTTAATTTTATTTGGAACGTTGTATTTATCAAACTCTTGTGGCTCTAAAAAATGTATCGTTTTTATCCCACAATCTTCAAACAGTTTGTATGTTTTGGTTTGATACCTTCCTTTGCTGGGGATAAAACATATCATAACTTATCTAACACCTCTTTTAAATGCATATAAACTAAACCGCCTATATAAACATCTTTTTTGCGTAACTCTGATATAATTTCTTTTGCTGGTTCGTAATCTTCTGATTCAAACTCAATCTGTATAGCGGTTTTTACATTGCTTTCCATATCCGATACTTTGTCGTCTAGGTCACCTAGGTCGTCAAGTATTGAATAATCAACATCTTCTTCGGGCTGCCATACATCTAAACCCCATTCGCCTAATTGTTGAGCGTTCCAATCGTTTCCTAAAAGCGACCAATCCCACTCACCAAAACTTGCATTGTCTTTGATAATAAATTCACGCTTTTGTTGTTCTGTCCACCCTTGGGCAACGTCAATCCAAACTTCAAAAATACCTGCTGCTTTTGCTGCTTCTAGTCGCATGTTACCCCCCAATACAACCATATCTTCATCAACTACTATTGGTCGCTTTTCTAGCATTTCAGGAAATTCTTTTAAGCTTTTAACTAATTTTTTAAACTTACTATCCTTGATATACCTAGGGTTAGTTTCGTTTGGCTTTAAAGTCGCCACATTTACTTGCTGTTTCATATTTAATCGAATTTTAACTTTTCTATTTTCCACGCATCGCCTAAGGCATTTAGCGCATCTTTTAGGTTTACATTCTTTACTACCCATTCGCCCTTATAATAGGCTTCATAAACTGTACAGTACTCTGCTGGTATATCAACGCTATCGTCAAAAAATTCGTGCGTACAATAAAGCACAATACTTTTCTTTGTACCCCAGTTATCGCATACCCTTTCCAATAACAAGCGTTGCCCTTTTGGTATTCTTGCCCCTTGGCGTTTTACCTCAATTAGTATTAACGCCTCGTTATCAAACTCCAGCACGGCATCTATATCGCTAGGGTGTATTGCTCCGTTCTGCAAACCTGTAAAGTCTAGCCCTTGTTTAGCTTGGTTACTATTTCTTATTAAACTAATCCTGTGGTGTAACATACCAGCCTATTTCTACACCAAATAAAAAGCCGAAAAGCTGAACGGCTCGGTAATCTTCGGGTTCATCGAAAGCCTCAATAGTACCACTAACATATTGGAAGCCAACAGTAATACCATAAATCGGAAAGGTTTTAATTTCAAAGTACATTTAAAATAATTTTGCATAAAAATAGTGTTTATTGTTATTGGTTAAAAGGGTACGTCATCAGTTTTTTTTGTAGGAAACTGTGTACCGCTAAAAGTGCCTGTGGTTATTTCCTTATAAATACCGCCATTTTTAAAGTCGGGAGCAATCTTAAAACTACCCAGCTGACCGTTTTCCTTACGCTTTACTTTTTCTACGTATATCTCAACCTCATCGCTACTAAAGCTGGTACGCTGTCCAACGTGTCGGTAACATATTAGACCGTTATACGCCTTGTTATAAAAATCACTAGAGCCACTAATATCATATAGGTTAGGTTTTCTAAACGCCCCGTTAATGTTTTCTAGCTTACGTGGGTGGGCTACTAAAAACAGGTGCGTATTGGTTTGTTGGCAAAATTGCGTTATTTCGGAGAGCATTACCCCCACGTAACTATGGTCTTTTTGTGCCGAGTGGTCAAGCATGTTCCAAGGGTCAATAACCAGTATGTTTACGCCCTTTTGAAACACCAACTGCCTAAAGTGGTCTAATATGCTTTTAAGGGTTAGGTTTTCAAGGTCAATCTTAACCCAGTAAAAATGCTCCTGTATAAAGGCCTTTGTTTTATCTAGCTGTTCGTTATTACAATTACGCTCGTTTAGCTTGTTGGCTATACGCTTAATATGCCCTTCGTATGGGAAACTTTCGGGGGCAAACATTGCAGAACGGAAACCGTACCTAACGGCAAAGTTTACGCAAAGCTGGTCAATAACATCTGACTTACCACTATTGGGAATACCTGTTACAACTGTCCACTCGCCAAAGGCTATTTTAAAATAGTCATCGCTTTCGCCTAGGTGTAAGCTGTAATTAGTAATACCGTTTTCATTGTAGTTTAAAACGTTATCCCAAATATCTGAAACGTTTAGTACGCCTTCTAGCGGAAATGTTTTAGGGTTATTTATTAGTTCACGCAAAGCTGCATTGCCCTCGGCTATTAAAACCTCGTTGGCATCTTTGTACTGCCCAAAATCAACGTATTTGCAACGGTAAGTTCCTAACCTACGGGCTAACTCTTTACGAAGTTCAAGTCCCGCTTTGTCGTTATCCGTGCAAAGTATTATTTCTGTTTTATCCTCAAAATACTTCCAGCAGTTGTCAAGATATTCCAAACGCTGGTTACCTTTACTTGCGCCATTAGGTACACTACAAACGCTGTATATACCAGCTTCGTGTAAGCTTAAAGCGTCCATTTCACCCTCAACAATATAAACCCGTTCTAGGGCTTCTATGTTGTCTAGCCCGTAAAATATCAGTTCAGCACCGCTAACCATTTTAAAGTTTTTAGCTGCATCACGGTACTTAACGTTTATTAGTTCGCCCTTACGGTAGTAATTAAAGTTTATCGTGTTACGCTTGGCTTGTACCTGTGGCATATACTCAACACTTTCACCTACCTTCCAATGGGCTAAAGTTGCTTTACCTATACCACGGGTGTTAAACCAATCTATTATTTTTTCCGAAAGCTTTACCTCAACGGTAGGTGGCTTTATGTATTCCTTTTTTTCCTTAAACAATACCGAGCCACCCCAACCGCAGTTGTGGCAATTATAAACCCCCTTGTCAATATTTACGCTTAAAGGTTTATCGGATTTGTTTTTTCGGGTTTGGCTACATTGTGGGCATTTCGTTTTTAGTTCACCGTTATTGCGGTTGCCTAGCTGTATGCCAAGTTCTAGTAGTTCGTTTACGTACATAGCTTAAAAAGCCCCTTGCGGGGCTGTTGTTATTTTACTCTCTCGTTCCAATTAAATTCCTCGTGAACTGATTGTCCATCTTCTAAGTTCGCTAAAATGTGTTCCAGCTTTTCAAAATCATCACCAAACATTGCTTGTTGAAATTCAATGTTTAAAAGGGTTAAACGGAGGCGGTCTAAATTTGAAATCATAACGATTAGTTTTAAAGTTACAGCTAAATTAAAAAATATTTTAAATTACAAGCCATTATTCAAGAAAATTTTTGATTGTTTCTATATCAGCTTTGCTATAACCGTTGTGTTGAGTAAGTAAAAACTCGTTTATTGTTTTCCCGTAATTGTTGGTTACTTGTACTTCTTTTCTTCCATCGGGCGTTGTTATTATTTTCCAATCGCCCTTAATCCTTTGCATTGGTTCGGGCATTTGGTTTTTGTTTTTGCTCCTGTACTTTGCTAAAATTTTATCTAGTTTCCTTTCCCCGTTTTTTGAAACTAAAAGTGGCGGTAAACTTAAAACGTTACTTTGCCAAAAACTATCTTGCCTAGCCCACTTGATTGCTAAATAAGCTTCTTTTAGTTCGTAATGCTTTTCAATAAACGCAAGTGACTTTAACCACTTTTGTTTTTTCGCCTTGGTGTTAGGTGTGGTTTTTAAATCAGAAAACAACCCAATAAAATACTCTAAAGCTTTTTCGACTTCGGGCGAAAAATGCACCGTTTGATTTTTAGTTGGTAGAGTATTATTATTTAATATATTATCTAGAGTATGAGTATTATATATATATATATTATTCTTTAAACTTTTCTTTGGGGGGGTATTTAAGTTTTCTTTGGGGGGTGGCAAAGAAATGTTAATGACCCTTTCTTCAACTTCTTTGCTATCTTTTTTGTACTTCAAACAGGTTTTTATGTAGCCTTCTTTTTCTAGTTGGCGAACCCATTTTGAAACACTAACCGTGCTTACTTGATATAATTCTGCGAAGTATCTGTTTGTTGGATTGCAGTTTCCTTTTTCGTCTGCTAATGCTGTTATTTCCCCGTAAAGCAATTTAGCGTTGGCTGTAAGAGCCGAATTATACCTTACCTCCGCAGGTATAACTGCGTAGTAATTTTTCTTCATTATCGTTTGCTGTTTTTAGTATATTAGTTCGTCAATGCGTTCTGTAAATTCCTTTAGCTCGTTAAAATATAAAAGGAATTGTTCTAACATTATATCATTTTCCCCATAAGCTTTAAATAATATTTCAATTAGTAACTCGTATTCCACATCAGTTAGCTGCCCCATATAGTAGTAGTTGTGAACTACCTGTAACCGTTTCGGAGTACGCTTAACTTTTTGATTTACCTCATCGTAATAAATAAAATATTTTTGAATCACGAAAGGGCGTTTTTAAAGTATTGGTCAATCACCAATTTACAATCGTCAAAGTTATTTAACCATATAGCGTACCAGTTGCACATTTTAAGGCTGTTTAACCAACTTTTTTGATTTTGGGTAGGTTTGTTGTACCCCGTCTTTAATTCTATCGCTAAACCGCTGTATTTAGCGTTAGGCGTAAAAATCAAAATATCAGGAACGCCACTACTTACCATCAAGTATTTCATTTTATACCTTTCGAACTTGCTTCGTTTACCCTCATTCATTGGGTGTGTCATCACAATATTTGGGTAAGCGGTATATACATATTCCATTACGGCACGTTGTAGCTTATCTTCTTTTCCTAAAAATTTGTAGTACGGGTTTGGTTTCGGCATACCACAAAACTAATCGAAATTTATTTTGCTTTCAATTTCTGCAGTTAAATTAAAATTTTTAGGTTTTATGTACTTAATGTTAAACTCGTTTAAAATCTTCAACGCCATTTCAAAATCCTCGTTGTCAAAAATTAAAGCGTTGGTTTTAGTATTATGGTATTCCTTATTAGTTATTATTGGCTCGAAGCTTCTAGCTATAACCGAAACCGTGTTGGGGCTTATACCGTACTTCCTACCTATTTCGTGGTGGCTTAAAACGCTTTTGTAAAAATCCTTTGCTACTGATAACTTTTGTTCCTTGGTTAGTCTTTTTCCGCTCATATTGTTATTACTCCTTTTCTCCTAGTTTCTTCACCCCTATACCCAAGGGCAATACCAGTTTCCAAGTAAAATTTCCATTCTGCTAATGCTTGTTTATACGCTGCTCTACCTCGCTCAATATGTTCTTCGCTTAAATCGTAGCAAATTACGCTGTACGGATAGTTGGTTTCACAGGCAATAAAAATAAAGTTTTCTGCTGGTAAACCTAATGCATCAGAATAAAAAGCAGCCTGTAAGTGATAACCCCATTTGTAAATATCTCGCCTAAAGGCTTCTTTGGTGTTTTCTTGACAAGTCTTTGGGTCGCTAATAAAACCAGCTACACGGTTTATACAGTCAGGGCGTACCCTTACTTCTACACCCTCAAAGGTTAGGTAGTGGCTTAGTTCTATTTCGCCTTCTGTATAGTTCTTTGCTTCTTGATTTTTCTTAAAGTTTTCTAGTATGCCCATAACCTTATCATAGCTATCGGCATCGAGCAGTTGTTTGTTTTCTGCTTCTGCTTTGGCTAGGAACTCTGCCTTTTGTTCTTTACCTGCTTTTGTACGCCCGTCAAACTTTGGCATAACGATATAGTCTTTGTAAAAATTATTTGGCTCTAGCAGGGCTGTGTGTACTGCCGTACCCAAACTCAAGCTATCGCTTTCGTATGGCTTTTGGTTTAGGTAATGCCAAACGCTTTTTTTCCAAATGTATTTTAGCCCACTTGCGCTAATAGCTTTACTGCTGTGGTACTGTTCGTTGCTTTCTACTTTAGTTATCATTTGCTTAAAAAATTAATAAGGCGGTCACGCCACGTTAAACGTACTTGGTTAATATCTGCTGGTGTTACCACCTCAACAATTTGCTTTCCCCTGTGGTGGCGAATGTAAGTTATTACGCCACTATCTAAAACGGTAAATTTATTTTTGTTCTGCATAGTTAAAAGTTTAAGCCCCCGAAGGGGCTTTGTTTCCTATAAATTTATTTTTTCAATTTTACGAACTGCCCAGTCTGACCAGTCAACACTTTTAAGACCGTTTACCTTTTGTCTTAGGAAAAATCCGCCTAATACTTGCTTGGCAAATTCTGTGTTAGCGAAAAACATTCTAATTGCTCTTTCTGATTCCTTGTCTAAAGCTACTGGGCGTAATGAAGTTAAGTCATCATTACCTTCAACAACAAAGTCAACGCTAAATCTAATTGCCTCGTGTCCACTTACTTCGTCAAAGCAAAGTACCCAATTTCTAAATTCACCTCTTACTGTGTGAGTGTCTAGTTCTAAATTCTTAAATTCTAAAAAAGTTGTCATAATGTTTTGTTTTTAATTATACAGCTAAATTAAAAAATATTTTTAATTCTACAAACAAAATCAAAAAAAATTTTAAAAAAAAAGCTACCCGTAGTGGATAGCTTACTTTGTTTGCTGGTTTAAATACTAGTTAAAACGGCAAGTCCTCATCGTCTGCTGGTGCAGCTGGTGGGGCAATAGCATCTTCGCCTTGCACGGTTTCAATACGCCAACCCTGTATGGTGTTAAAGTATTTTACCTCGCCCGTGTTTTGGTTAGCCCACTCACGCCCACGTAAGTTAATACCAACCTTAACCGTTGTACCCAAGTTATACCCGTTTAGTACATCGCACTTATCTTGCACGAACTCAACCAATATATCCTGTGGGTATTGCTCCTGTGTTGTTACAACTAATTCACGCTTACGGAAACCGTTGCTACCGTATTCTTTTGTTTCGCCAATTAGTTTAATCGTTCCTTGAATTTCCATTTGTTTCTGTTTTTGAATTTAAAAGCTTAATTATTTCGTTTACTTGTTTAGGCGTTCCCTTAATGCGAATACTAGCGTTGCCTTTAACGCTGTACTTTACGTGTACTATTTGCTCCGCAGTAGTTGTGGTCATAGCTTAAATATTTTACGTATTTCAGCTGCGTATTCTTTTTTCATTCTAAAGTTTGCCATTACTTTTTCAGCTTGTGCTTTAGAACCTTGTAGCGTAGCGTGTAACTGCTGCTCGGTTAGCCAAGGGCGTTTATCTTCTTTTTGATTTTGTACTGCGTTGCTAACTTCCTGCGCACTTGCAATAGCCGTATCAATACCAATACCTAAGTAACCTAAAGCCCTACCTAGTGCGCTGGTAAAACCGTTTTCCAAAAAGCTAGTTTTGTTAATGTAGCTGCTATCTCGATATTCTTGTGCGTGGGCTTCTGCCATTACGTGTCCGTTAGCGTTACAAATAACAACCTTAAAAATACCTTCCTTGTCGTTTAGTTCGTAAATTTCCTCGTAAATAGCCCAATTATTAAATTGTTCATCAGCTCTAAAAAATTTAAGCCGTTCGTTTACCGTTACGTACTCACTTCCCTTAATGTTTACTGTTTTCATAATTTGTTTTTAAACGTTAATAATAAAACCTAACTGCCGTAGCTTTTCAACTTCGCCAATAGTTAGGTGTCTTGGTTCATCTAGTTTCTTTTTCAGCGTAGGCATTGTAATACCCATTTCATCTGCCAATTCCCGTTTGAGCATTTTACGCTCTTTAAGCTGTGTTTTTATATCCATAGTTTACTGTTTTGTACAGCAAAAATAAAAAAAACTTTTTGATTTTACACCAATTTTAAAAAATAAATTTAAAAACCCCCAACAAGTACAAAGACGTTGAAGGGGGTTCCAGCAAACAAAGGGGAGCGTTTTAGCTTACGTAATTGTAACTGTTACGTTGGCGTTTGTGGATTGGTTTGTTTCGTGAAATTCTAACTCGTATAGGTTAGACTTTGCGCTGTATTTCATACGGTCAATAATACCAGCCTCATCGGTTGTATATCCCGTAAACCCTAAATCTATTTTATGATAGGGGTAAATAATTTCATCGTTATCAACGGGCGTACAAGTAACCGTATAGCGTTTAATATGCGTACGGTTATCGTTTAGTATTTGTTTACTAATAACCTCGTTAAGCTGCGCTAAATAATTAGGCACTATGCTAGTACCAATTTTTACTTGCGCCCCTAGTATATAACCAATAGGGTAAAATGAATCAAACTCGTAGTTTAGTTTTTTAGTACGCCTAGTTGAACTAGTTAATTTAGCAACCGTTTTTATAGGCTGGTAAAAATCTAATACGCTACGTCTGCTAATAAATACTTGGTCAAAGTGAAATACAACGTTGCTTATGCTGCCCAGTTTAGGCTGCCATAATATAACACGATAACGTGCGTATGGCTGCGTTCCCGTATCGTTTACGTTAGCAATAATATCTACCCATTGTTCAGCTGGTGCAGTCGATTCGTTATAAGCTAATTTTGTAGCCTCGCTTTCGTTGGTGTACCCAACCCAAGTTGAACCGTTGTAATATGAACGTGCTAAGCCACCACCGTTGGTTGTACTTGCCGTTTCCCTTAATAGCGAATAGTATATTGTTACGTTATAATCTTCTTGACCCGTTAGTGTTAGTTTAAAACTAGCATGAAAGTACATTGTATCGGGTTGGTTGTTTTGAAAATCACCTTGATAACCCGTGTCCATTATTTTTTGAGTAGGCGTACCACTTGTAATAATATTAGTGGTTTTAATAGAATAATTACCCACCTTAACCGCACGTTCTGTTGTGTTTGTAAAGTCGTCTGAATAATCAGTATCGTTAAATAAAATACCGTTTACCTTAGTTTCAAAGCTAGGGTACGGGCTTAAATTATTTACATCAGCTATAACGTGGTTTATATCAAACTGCGTAGCGTAAGGGTAATTACCTATTGTTACATTTACTACATCGTAGGGTGTATCGTAACGTACTCGAAGGTCATTATTTATTGGCGTTAGGTTGGTTGGTATTGTTTTAACTACGTTTTCACTAGCCGTACTACTATATACTCCGCTAGTGTCGTAAGTATCAAAAGAAGCCGTGTCATCGTACGAACAATTATTTATTACGTACCATTTACTGTCAGCCCAAAATAAGCGTGAATTAAATGCCTTTAAAGTATTTTCTATAAACCCGTAAGCTGTGTCCTCAATAAACGACATACCGCTACTAAAAGGTGAAACCCATTGCAGGTCGTGCATTTTTGTAAAGCTGGTAGTAACGCCAAACTTATAAGGCTTTAGTTCAAATTTGTTACTAACCTTAAACGTATGGTTATAAGGCAAAAACCCTAATACGTTATCTAAAAATTGTATTACTGTTGGTTTACTATCTATAACCGCACTACCATCAATAGGCGTAACGTTTTTAAGCGTACCCAGCATATCGGTAGCTATAAGCCTGTAAACCGTTGGCGTACTGCTTATACCTTGCTCAAACGTAGCGTTATTAATATACCCTTCCCAGTAAGGTACAAGCGTACCGCTTTCGTTCTCTAAGCTGTAAATAACCTTGTAAGCCGAAGCCGAAGTACTGCTTAAAATGTCTGCTACATCAATTTGTTTTGTTGCATCGCTGTAAAAACTCATCTCGCAGCGTGAACCCATAATATTATTGTAAATATCATCGGTGTTATCCCATATAACTACAACGGGTTCTTCTGTTCCAATTATATTATTATCGCTAGTGGTTATAGTCGCAGTATGCCCATCTTTATAAATTGATAGCCTGTGTTTTCTGTCGCCTATGTTACTAGCAAAGTTTAGATTATAAATTAAACCGTAAGCCATTATACAAAGTTATCCCGTTGTTTATTTGCTCGTTCTAACGCCACTACTAAGTCTTGCCAAACTAGCCTAAACTG